AAAGGTTCTGGCATCTCTAGATCAACGTGCATCTCTAGTATAGTGTACCTATCGTCATCATCATAGACAGCTTCACTGCCATCCATCTCATCATACTTTTCTTGTATGTCTGATTCATCTCTTGTTGGTTCTGGTAGTTCTACGTCTCTATAAAATCCATTGACCTGTAGTTCTCTTACTTGGTTTTCTGTTTTCTTCATAACGTGAGTATATCGTGAACACGACATCAGATCAGACGCACCATAAGAAACTACAAAGTCTTCAGCAGGAACAAACATAGCACATGGTCTTTCCATTATTGGATCGTAATAGACTTTCTTAAATGCTGATCCTGCAAGAGGTAAACGAAAGAGCATCTGCTCTGTTTCATCACGATACTCTGTCATCTCTTCCGTAAGCATATAGTTCATCTCATGCTCTACACGCTTTGACTGTTCATTCTTTTCTTTTGTTTGTTTTCCTACAATCTTTGTTCTTACAGGTCCTGACGCAGGAAATATTTCCCCCATTGCCTGCGCCTGAAACCTAACGATAGCTTCTGAGAGTAAGGGATGAAAAACTCCTGAAGCTCCTTCCCAAGGTTGGGTTCGTTCTTCTATCTTCATACCAAGAAGATCAAGACCTTTCACATAAGACCTTGACCATTCTTTTCTAGATGTTCTATCTGATTCGAAATCGCTAACCAGATCGGATGCCATCTCATCCAAGTCTTCTTCTTCCATATACTCTGCTAAGTTAGAGTTATGGTCGGCACCCATAAGTTTTTCTGTTGTGCTACCCTCAAAATCTACGACTACACCACCGTCCTCTGTCTCTATCGACACAGCGTCTGGATTTACTACTTCTACCTTTAACTCTGATTCGGATGGATTACCCTCGACATCAACCTCAAAGGGTTCAAGGTTTTTATCTACAGCCATTATCTAATTCTGAAGTTTGTGCCTCTAGTGGCTAGTCCTCCACCTCTCATCTTCATGGGCTTACCGCCTCTCTTCATGCCTTTCTTCTTCATAGCACCTCCGATAGCGTATCCTTTTTTCTTCATGGCTCCACCGCCAGCCATCATTTTTTTCTTCATCATGCCCATGCCGCCACCACGCATCATTTGTTTTTTCATGGTATTTCTACCACCTGCAGCCATACC